ACTCAGTATACCTATCCAAGTCTACTTCAAACTTTTTAGGACCTTCCTTCTCTGCTTTTGCTTTCTCTTTTAGTTTCTTATCTAATTTTTTCTTTGACTGAGGAGCAGTGCCCATCTTCTTACCCATATCTTCGGGTGTTTTGGCAGTGTCTTTCTCAGTTGCTTTTACTTTTTCTTCTGCCTCATCTACTTTATCTCTAGCAGCACTATTAATACGCTCTGCAGCAGCATCTTGGTCTCCCTTCTTAGGGTCAAATTGGTTAGTAAATTCAGCCATTAAATTTTAAATCCTTCAAATGATTTTTTAGTATCTGTAAATGGTTTAGGAGTATCGCCTGCATCAATGATGTTATCTTGAGCACCCTGCTCACAATCATACAACCTCATCTTCTGTCTGTCAATACCCAACACAAATCTTTTGTATACAGTAGGGTCATTATATCTATTCTTCAACTGCTTAACCATAATCTGATTCAACTCTTCCATATCCTCTGTAGATATGAGAGCAAACATCAAGTCAGCAGTTGCAGGGAGACCAAATGATTCACTGGTGTCAGTAATCTCTACATTAGAATTACCATACCCAGACCTAGTAGTCTGTGTAGCAGATAGGATAGGCACGTTATACTCTCCTGCTAATCCACGTAATTCTTCTGCTATTGCTTTCACATATGTGTATGAGTTTACAATCGTGCCTTTGTATCTACTACTAGCACATATGTTTAGATAATCTACAAATATAATCTCAGGATGAAATCCTTTCTTCAATGACAACTCATTTAAGAGTGCTTTGAAGTGACCTACATGTGCAGATGCTGTAGGGTATTCTTTAATAACAAGTTTACCCTGTGTCTTTTTCCTCAACACATCCATTTTAGCACGATACTTTTGTTTTGTCAGTAAGGGGTCTTGGAGTTGTTGGATTGGGATGTCAAGGAGGTTGGCATCAATTCGCTCTGCAATCTTCTCCTCTGCCATTTCACATGTAATGTAGAGAACGTTGCGCCCCTGTAAGAGACAGGAACTAGCGACATGGCACATGAATAAAGACTTCCCGACACCCGTACCAGCAAGAGCGATGTTGAGAGTCTTATTAGGGAGACCACCTTTGGTAATTTTGTTAAGGTAGTCCAAATCAAATGGGACTTTTTCTTCTTTTCTATGGTAGAAATCGTATCTGTCATCAGAGTCTGAAATGTAATCATGTCCAACGGATTCATCAAAGCACACACCTAGTGCGTCAGACATGATGCTAGGTATAGCATCCTTTGTACGTGTTTTATCCTGTCCGTCAGCAATCTTAACGGACTCCATTAGTGCTAAGTATATAGCACGCTCCTTACACCATTTCTCAGTAGTATCAACTAACCATTCATCATTATAATGGTCTCTATCAAGGTTATCTAAGAAACTTTCAATATCTTTATAGATGTCATCAGTAATATCTTTTCTCTTTTCTATCTCAATCTTTAGAGCATTAGGCTCAGGTGTAGTATCAAACTTATTAATGTATTCACTAAGCGTCTCGAAGAGGACACGATTGGTAAATGCATCAAAGTATTCTGGTTTTACAAATGGTAAAACCTTTCTTGCATAATCTTCTTTTAGAATAAGTTTACTTAGTGCTACTTCTTCTATCTTAAGGCTCATCTGTAAAAAATAAAACTTGGTTGAAACGTTTGACTGGGGAGTAGTAAATATCTGCTCCGTGATAAAATTGTTTTCCGTTAAACAATACGAGTCTATTGTACTTACCCTCGAATGTCAACAGTAATTCATAATCTTCCTTAGACCGCCATGGTTTAACGTGCTCTGGTATTGATTTTACATCTTCAACTTCAAAGCGATTGGGTGTAGAATATAAGTTAGTGCCTGTGCCCTCAAAGTATATCAATGCTGTATATCCTGCGTCTAGATGTGGATACCAGTAGTTATCAATGTGGTCGTTACCTTCATATTCAAATACATTGCTCAAACAATCACGACCTGACCCATGATATTTTGCACCACACACACCCTGTATATAATCTCCAACTTCCCATAGGTCATCATGAGGAAAGTGATGTCTCATGTCATGGAATAACTTACCATTATAACCTGGGTCACCTTCTCTGTGATATCTTAATTCATTTTCCCAAAATAAATCCTCAACCTCCTCAGGATACTTATAGAAATCATCAATGATATACACTGGTGACCCCTGCACGTGAGAGACCATTGGTGGATGAGTATTAAATTCAAACATAGTGTAAGTATGTGGTTATCATATACTTATCATCTATTGTTGGTGGTAAATCTGAGTATGGATACTGCCATGAAGATGGAAACAACATTATTCTACCTGTCTTTGCAGTTACCTTATAGTCTAGAGTGTCAAAGTATACTCCATCCTCAGTGTCATTAAGGAAGATAACAAAGGTTGCAAACCTTCTAGCAGAGTCATAGTTACCTACGTCAATATGTGTAGGGAAACTATCTCCTTCTTCTACAGAAAATTTATGCATTTTAATTTGCTCTAAACTATTCTGCGTTGGCCAATACTTATCTACCTTGACTTCCATAGCATACTGCTGTGCACATGCCTTGATTGCCATGATAGATTCTGATTGCACCACACTCCAATCATGGTCTTTATCTTTTTCAGACCTGACAGTTATATTGAGTGATGACATCTGTGGTTTTTCTAGACGCACAACTGATGCATCTTTACTAAACAACTCTATAGCATTCTTACAAACATTAGGGTCAACTATATCGTCGTAAACCTTGATAAATTCTCTAAGTTCCATAAGTAAATTCTTTTCTTGCAGCATCATCTAGTTGCTGCATTACTCCTTCGGTGAAGTATCTGTCAGGGTCCTTGAGAATAGCAGAAGGATAGACGCTAGACTCCCCAACAACAATACGGTTTCCCTTACGCTCGAAAACTCCATATTTCTCACCCAACTCCAATAATCCGTAGTACTTATCAAGTCCACGCTCATCGTAGAAGAGTCTAGTAGTAATAAGTGCATTTTCTTTTGTTAACCTCGACTTAGCTGTTTTACATTTTATTAAATTACCAATCACTTCTTTACCATCTTTCTCTTTTGATTTAGAAAGATAGATGATTGTGCTTGCAGCGTATTTAAGACCACTGCCTCCACCCATTTCTTTTGTAGGTATATAAGCACCCACTACATCATATGTATGGTTTGTGACAAGTAGAGGGACATTCGCTTTACCCAACTTAAGGGTTAGCACACGGAAGATTGACTTAACAATCTGTGCTCTAGTCATGTCTCTTGTTTCTTTTCCTGCCTCAGCATCCTCTACCTCTTTAGTAGTAGACAACATACCAAGAGAGTCTAACACAAACATCATAGGTTTGCGTTTATCCTCAGGTTGTGATAGATACTTGTCAAGAATCTTTAGTGATTGTGTGCGAAACTCCTGCACTGTAGTGACAGGCACAACAACCATACGATTGGCATCTATATTACGAGACTCAATCATTTCTTTTGATATTGCAGACTCAGACTCAAAGTAAATTACTCCTGCATCTTTATCCTTCTCGAGATAGTGTTTGACTATACTCAAGCAAAAGAATGTCTTACCAGTAGAAGACTCACCCGCAATAGCAGTAATCTTATTAGAAGGTATACCTCCATAGATTGACCCAGATACAAGTCCATTAAAAATGTAACTACCTGTGTCTACAAACGATGAGTTATCTACATCATCTGATACTACTGTTGCATATTCATTGCCAATTTCTTTGACAATATCTTTTAGAAAACTCATTTCCATCTAAGTGTTTTTAAATATTGTAGCACATCCTCTCGGACATCCATAAGCTCTTGGTAACAATCTTGGTTACGAGCACATTGACGAAGTTTCTCGTCTGGTTTGTAGACTGATTCAGTAAATAAATCTACTCCACGATTCCATTTGTCTTTTGACTCATCTAGCTCCATAGTGCCTCCAATGTGTTAGTTTTTTCTGCGTCCCATCCAAGAGTATCAAGTATTACTTGTAGTGGTTGGAGGAAACTCTTTGTGAATTGTAAATCATAATCAATACTTCCATTCAAACCCAACTCAGGTGGTAATGTTTGAAAGAATGATACTACATTCTCATTGATTTTATTAGGGGTGTTGAGCATGACATACTTTACCTTCTCACCTTCTTGGATGAGAGGATACTTGTGTGTCAACTTCTTTTTCTTGACCCAATAATTATACAGCAGAGCACCACGCACGTGCATGGGGCATCCTTTACCATATATTGTAGCAGGAGATGAATTCTTTGCAATGTTATTACAACCTCGAGGAAATGCTATGTCCTCAGGTGTCATTGATTCAAACTCTCTTCTAAATTTATCAATGTAATCCTGCACATCTGATTCATTTCCTGACATGATGACATTTAGTGCTTCTTTAATAGCACTTCTACATGGAGCAGGAGTCGATGACTTCACTGCTTCAATACCCATCATCTTTAGTTTGGGTTGGTCATACTGGACACCCTCACTATTCCATACGTTAAGAATATATCTTTTCTTAGCAGTCCAGATGCCCTTGTTAGCGATATTCTCTCGCTTCATGACCATCTTCTGCTCGTATGCATTTACATAGGAGGACAACTCTTGGTAAGAACTCTCAATATACTTTTCAAATTCCACCTGACACACCTTGTCAAGGAACCGCACAATGCTCTCACCATCCTTCTTTCGCTCCTTGAATACAGCTTCAACCATAGGACCCAAGTTGAGGTAGATACTATCAGTATCACTAGCGATAACGTAATCATAATCATCTGT